AATCAATGTTATTAATAACTACTTTATACGCTGCCGCTTCTGTCTGAGCACCACTAGGTGTGATGTCCCCCGCTGCTGCAACACCACTCCCGTCATCTACCAACGGGTAAATAGTTACCGGGATTGTGCCCACGCCATCGCCGTTCACCGGTAACAGTTGTAGCACGGATAAATGGATGGGTGAACCGAAGCCGTAAAGCGTTGCCGCTTCTACTGCGCTTGTAACCTGGCGTTTTGCGGTGTCATACACGGCACTACTTGAACCTTGGGCAACCACGGCCACACGTTGGGGTAAAAATAAGATACCACCGCCGCGAAGGTCTTTAAAAATTGTTTTTATTCCGACAACTCTAGCAACGGCCGAGGCGTCGATTGCGCTTGATATACCCATTTTTTTATTCTCCTGTTTTATGGCGTAGTATAGTCGTAATCAGCTTCGAGGACAATTTGTCCGTCCTCGGTTCTAAGTACGTCTACAGATAAAAGTTCTAACGTCTGGGGTTCAACCTGGGGCGAGAACTCGTTAAATACTACACGAAACGCCACTCTAGCGCCCGCTACTTTCTGAAATTGATTGGCGTCTAATTGGGGCTGAAAATCCGTTATTGACTGTGGCCACCGTTGCCACACAAGCCCTTGTAAACCTAAGTACGTGTATTCCGCCGCCATTAAAATATTTCTTACTAATCGTATCGCTTTTTGTACTTCTAAAACTGCTTCTTTGTCGCCGGGGGTATGACCCGTTCCGCCGTCGTCTCGGCTTTGTCCGTATCCGTAACAATCAATGTTATAAACCGTCTCGGACGCCTGACGCTCTACGATGTTACTTTTACCTTGAGTAAAGCTAGAATTATCATACCACACGTTAACAATCGGGCTAGTATCCGTTTGATCATTTAGCCACTGTTCCCACGGGTTCGACCGTTCTGTAAATATGCGTAACTTCCATTCTAGAGGGTCTTTTGCCGCCGCTAATGCTAGCGCCATTTGACTCGCAACCTCCGTCGTTAGTATCGCGGCGATCTGGTCGCGTACTATCTCGAAAGAATCTTGCTTATCAATAAGCGTAGATATAGTCATGACGTATAAGACTCGAGTAATAAAGTAACCAGCCCTAAAGCCCTATCTGGGTTTGACTGGGATACTTTAAACGTGAACGCATTACCGTTTATGTCATCGAACTGCACAATCCAGGGTTTAATACCTGAGTCAGCAATACCACGTGGTAACTCGCCTGTTAAAGAGGATATGCGGACCGCCGCGCTTGCTAACCTACCCGATACAGCTTGTCCCGTATCAGGGTCAATGATCTGAGCTATGTCGTCCGAGAAACCAATTAAGTTCTGTGAGACGCCCGCAGGGTCAATGATGGTTATATCATAGCCGAAGCCATAGACCTTATCTTCTAAGATAAGTCCTAGGTCAGTCTCGGCTAATTGACGGAGGCCCATATACTATGCCTTTACTACGTGACCCGATGCAACGAAAGCGGTTAATGCCTCAACTCCACCCGGTAAGTATTCTGCTTTTATCTCGTCACCATCTGATAATATCCCGCGCATACTTGTGATAGCTTTGCCCCTGGATACTGCGTATGTGACCACAGGCGCTTCTACGACCACAGGCGCTTCTACGACGGCAGATTTAAGGTCTTTAAGAATAGCCGAGAGCTCTTTATTACTTTTGCCCTCTGTTTCTGCCGCTGTACCGATCTCTTCGATTAGTTCTTTATTGCTAGCCATTAGTTACCCCCTTTATTAAAGTTGAGTGTCTAAACAACCATACGTGTCAATAGCTGTAGGGATCATTAGAGGTCTTGCGCCTACTCCGCCAAATAGCTGTTCGCCATCCGCAGTAAGCCAAGCGTTTGTGAATAAATCCATCCCGCCCTCTGTGTTAGTGAAACGACCCGGCAACTCAGGAAGTAAATTAGTAGGCTGAGCGCCAACTTCTCTACCGATATTAGGGATCGCGCCGAAAGTAGCATCCATGCGCCCAGAAGAAGCACGAACAATAATTTTACTAGGGTCCATATATTGAGTTTTAATGCCTGTCGCGGGATCTTTATAGCGTCCGCCATAAGTCCACACATCATAGCTATAGTTGCCGATCTGCACGATACCGCGGAATGAACCGCCGTTGTCTTTGATGTCCATTCCCGCAATAGTACCCATGTCGATACGTCTAACGTCGAATCTTTTTTGGATCTCAGGATCACTTATAAAGTTCTCAAAAGCGGTAATACCCATGATAAGCTGATCTGGATCTGCTAGACCGTCATTACGGATTTCTTCGGCTAGATCACTAATATCCGTAGTTTTCTGTAGACCCGTAGCTGTTGCCCACGATACGCCAGAAGTAGGGAAATGGGACGCTTTAGGTTTATAATCTAAGTCATACACTGCTAAGCCCGCGGAATCAGTAAGAGTAACAACGCCGGTTTGTAGTACTTGGGACGCTTGTAGCTCTAAAGATCTTCTGATCTTACGCTCTACTTTAACCATTCCTTTAAACATACGTAGCATAACATTAGCGCGGAAATCTGGGGACTGGAAAGGGTCTTGACCCGGGATACGCTTAATCAAGTCAAAAGAATTAATAGGCAACGCTTCTTTATAGATAGGAGGCTTAAATCCTTTATTCGTGTATAGGTCTTCTGAGTTCATACGATACCCAGTAGATAAATCTTGGATAGCGATGGCAACATCTTCGTCACTACGCTCGATATCAATCTCTACTTCTTCCGAAGTATGAAAGTTTTCCATAGGGCTTTGAAAGAAGCTCGAAAGAAATAAAGTAGGTGTACCCATTTGCATGTACGCTTTAAGCATACGCTTTGTAGTTGAACCGCTCATTCTGCTAGCTCCTTATTGGTTGTCAAGAATGTTTAATTCTTGAACTTCGATTGAAATTAATGAATAGTCTCTCAACTCGTCAAGGACCACTTTGTCGATATTTACGCCTGTGCCATCCGCATCAATTATTAAGCGGTTAGATCTTACAGAACCCGAAACCATATCCCGGATACTAACGTCACCGATCGCAGTAGACGTTACATCATACGTAAGGACCGATTTAGGGATACCATTCTCGTTAGTTACTCCGCCTTTAACATACGGGACTAACTTAAATGATACGGAATCACGTGCTAGGATTGTTCCTGATAAAACAGTTACATCTGCCGCAGTGAAAGTTAATAGGTCGTCATTAAACTGAGCATCTTTTAAAATTACGTTGCCCAAGTCTATATTTGTAATTGTGATATTTGACATAAGTATCTACTCCCCTAGTCCAAGTCTAGACTCTACCAAACTAGCTACATCGTCGGCTTGGCTCGCTGCTACTTCAGGCGCTGTTGCGTTATCACCAGCATTAGCGCTTTCATCGTCGCTTTGTCTAGCTGACACGTCGCTACGGTTCATGCCCGCAGTCATATACGTGGCTTGAAGTGTTGCGGTCATAGCCTCACCATCTTTAATAGCTTCACAAGCCGTTTTCATGTCGCCGGAGCTTTGGCCCATAACTAAATGTGCTGAAACGCGATCGCGTTCCTCTGTTGTTCCTTGCAGAACCGCCGCCGCGAAAGTCTCGGGGTGCGCTGCTTGTAATTGCTTAAGGTCCATTGTGGCCTCCAGTTTATTCCCGCTTTTTTTGGCGGTGGTTGGTTTAGTAGTCATGACGGAATCAATCATACCTCGTTTTAATGCTTCTCCTGCTAGGACAGTTCCGCCCTGGCCGAAATCGGCGTTAACTTTATCATTTGTTACACCCCGCCCTTCGGCGATAGCAGTAACAAAAATTTCATGCATAGCGTCCAGTTCTTCACGAACCATGGCCACGCCTTCCTCGGTAGTTACATCTGGACGTTTCTTCGGTGCGCCTGTGCTAGTTATGCTTACCTCGTTCTCATTAGTACGAAACGTTGCAACAACTCCTACACTACCGATCCGTGCCGCTATGTTAGAAGCTTCTACTTCATCCGCCTGGCTCGCAATCGCAAAGGCTGCCGAGGCTCCGACGTTAGAAATAATAGCTTTAGTTGGCTTTTTAGCAGCTTGGATAGCCGAAAGAGTATCGAACAAACCGTCGAAGTGCCCGCCAGGGCTATCAATAGCAAAAATTATATTACTTACCGATTCGTCTTGTTCCGCCGCGGCAATGGCCGATATAATTTCGGGGTATGTAGTATTACCGCCCCCAAACATCATGGCTAGAAAGCTAGGGGCTTTAGTTATTACGCCGCTAACGGATATTTCCGCATTCTCGCCCGCAATAGTTAAAAGCTTATTATCGCCCGAGGCTCCGGCATCACCGAAACGTGCCTCGAATTTTGCATAATGCTCCGCCGAGGGAGTAAACCCCGATTTTTGGGCATCCTGCATCGACTGTCTGACGTTAGTTTCTAGTAGCCACATAAATAAAAAAGTCCTCTGTCTAATGTATATTAATCGTTATGTCGTAATTTGTCAAAGGTAAACTATCACGTTCTATTATCCGTCACGGCATTAACTTCTTCTACACTGACCGCAGCATTAACTTGATCTATTAAACCCTCCTCGCTGCCCTCGCCGTCGGTATAGACGTAATGTAATCTGGACTCACAAGAACCTACTAAACTTTTTAGCTCAACAGCGGAATACGTAGAGACTATGACGTCCGTAATA